GCCCAAGTAAGGCTCCGTTAGTAACGGGACCTCCTCTGCTCCCCTAGGGGGGCCACCGCGGGTAAACCCGCTGTGCTCACACCACCTTACCGGTTAGTAAGGTGGCGCTAACCCGAGCTTGATGTTGACGGCATCGGGACGTCCATAACGTTCCAGGTGTCCTTCTTCAAGGGGCTCGAAAGCTCCGCTCAGAAAGAACTTCTGAAGAGCGCCAAGACCATCCAGTGGTGACACTGGAGGCCTGGCAACCTGCTTCCATCCCTTAACCAAAGGGATCTGCAGGTCACGGTGAATAGCTTCCGCTTGCGCGGTATAAACACTACTCACTCTGCCCAGAATCTGTGAGGATTCCTCGACGATAGGAAAGTAACCTAGAATTTTACCTAGGTATTCGTCAAGGAACCTCGTGGTGGTCCAGTAGCCAGCGTTATAAAACTGGTTTCTGGTACTCACGAGGCTCACCACAGATGCAACGTTACTCCGTGATGAAGGAAATACTTTGCGGATGCGGACTATTGACACGTCCACACCAGCGTAGTACTCCTTACCGCAACTCTCTCTGAACCTCCCGGTCCAGAAAGACTTCTTGGAGTTTACTCTAAGCCCGAAGGCTTCAAGTTCGCTCATCACAGAATGCACATATTCTGACGGAACGACGATATCGTCACCGTAGACACGCACCTTGCCTTTCAGTGATAGAATCTCACTGTCAGTCATCCGCTGGCTATGCTGACTCTGTATCGCACAGAATACGATGGTTAAGAACACCATTGCTTCCACAGGAAAACAGAGGGCAGAACCCATAGACGCGAACTTCGAGAGCTGAATAACACCAGCATCTCTAGGAAGCGTCGCGGTAAGGGAGCGTGACGCCTGCACACCTTCAGCAATGTTGGTGTACGCGGCAAACAGCTCCTCTACCAGGACGTTCGAAACCCGATCGGACGCATCGGACAGGTCTATAGTTGCAAGACTACTGTCTTCCGAGCCACGCTTGGCCATGAGCTGGTTAGGCTCTTGGTGCGTGAAACCTAGGAACCCTGAAGCATAGCTATCAGGGTGTTCCAGGTACCGTACTAGTCTCCGCGAAATCGCCTGCTGTGCATATTGCATGCATGTAGGCTCAATCGCAATGATTCTAGGGGATTTCGGCGTTTTAGGGACGAGAGTGACCTTTACAGGCCTCTCCCTCCCGGGTTCGAGGAAATCAACAGACTCGAGCACTTTGTAGTGCCGAGGGTTGGGAAGCACATTATCCAAGAAAGGAAACACGCTCTCCAACCGCTGGGTCCACTCCCTAAGGTCATACTTCGCGTTAGCGAAGAGGCCATCGGCAGTTTTCCCAGGTCCGTGCCGTGGGATAAGTTCCCCCACAGCAGTCTCGATATCTAGGCGGCTAAGTACGTCGCCGAAGAGTCGAGTCCGCATCTTGTTGAATCGAAGAAGTTGATCCTTCGACAGATGCAGATCCTTGATGTCCTGCTCACACGCGACAAATTTGTCAATCGCTTCTTGATTTCGTGCATCGCTGCACTCCATCTCGATTTTGCCATACAACAAAGTTACTTGTCGTACAGCTTGTATTGCAACGATTGACGCGTCTGCGCGTAGCCAGCCGGTCAAAGGGTCGAAAATGAGCTCAAGTAACCCTCCCAGAAACGCAGGGAGGTACGCACTTTTGGAGGCTACACGTTTGTAGCCCTTAAAGTGGTTGAGAGTGACCTGTTGTTCTTCTAGGGCTTGTTCAAAGTCCTTTCCGAACTCAGGCAGGGCTATCGTAAGAAAGGATAGTCCCTCATTTTCAAACCTCGTCGTGATTGTTTCAAGATCACGACTGGTGCTAATGCAACATCCGCTCTCGATATCTTCGAGAACATGCTGCAGGAACAACATGGGGCTTTTCATCTTTCCCTCCTAAGGGAATAGATCCTTGTCACGTGATGTTCTGAGTTTGCCGACATGTAGGAGGATATTCTACATGTCTCTCATATAATTCTGAGTCCCTACATTCCTGTGGGGCCCCAGCGTCCTCTTCCCGTCTACCGCTACTATACGCCCTCGGGCGAACGGTTGTTGCGACGGAAGAGATCTAAGATGTAAACCCTGTGTAGGGACCCCCCGCATATGAATGCGGAAGGTCCCACAGACCACAAGTGATCTTAGGACTCGCCACCCACCATTTTGGTGAGAGCTGCGAATGACGAGGCTGAAAGCCCCGTCAGCATGCCGCCCGCGAGGGCGACACACTCCGCAGCAGTGTATCCGAACGTCGGCTGACCGACTACGAGATAGGCATAAGCCTTCGCGTAGCGCGAGTTTGCCGGAGTGAAAGGATCACTGACGAGCTTGGACTGGTCGATTCGGTAAAGATGACGCTTCACCCCTCCTGAAGCCACTTGGTGGCTAATCAGGAGTTGGGTCAGCGCATCTGCCGAAGCAAACTGTCCAGACGTAGCCCCGGATGGAATCCGGGGCAGAGAGATAGCAGAACCACCCGTAGGGGTGATTGACTGCGGATCGGCGAACATAGTGGCATTGCTCCTCAGCTGTATTTGGTTGTTATGAAATTGTAGCGATCAACTACACACGAGTGATACCGAGTGCAGCGAGGATGGACCATTGCTTCATACTAAGATCAGTATTAGGCGACAGTCCGAATCCGAAAGGCGTGGCTCTGACCCTTTGCTTGGTGATAGCAGTAAACTGCTGCTCCAAGTTGAGTGCGGTTCCGTCACGAAGACGAGAACCAGTCAGATGGTACGTATTGCTCCTCTCTTGAGTAGCCATAACGTATCCATACCACATTACTGACCCATCGAGTATCATGGCTTCTAGGTTCTGGATCAGAGATCCAAAATCTACAAACCAATCGGTGAGCCAGGTCCACGGAGTCAGTTGCCAGACAAGGTCGGGGGTTAACCTCGATCCAAGCAGCCTGTCGGCTGCTGCTTCATACGCTTGCATCTTATTCGAGCTCATGCCCGGTGAGATGTAGTACGTGAAGCTGCCTGAAAACCAGACGCGCTGAGTAAACGTTTCAACGCGCGTTAGACTCCCTTGGTACTGGGAATAGAAGGCGGAACTAATCGTTGGCACGGGAGTAGAACTACCCATGTTGACCGTAGTTACCGTCGGTTCCTGTACCGGGAAATCATAGCGTCTTCGAACAGCGTTTCCTCTCTGCTTTTCGTACTGGCGTAGAAGGTGAATAGCCTTCTTCGCAGTAACGGCAGCAGCCCGAATATCTCGCTCGAGTGGTTTCCACCCGAACTCAATATTAAGGTATTCGCGGCCTAAGCCGCGGAGAATACGCGTGCGCTCCTTTAGAGCCGATAATCCAGGAATTGCAGGTATTCCCTGCACTTCCCTAAGTTCCCCCGCACCGACCGCAACGGAAGTTGCGGACTGCGTGGGTTCGATTACCGACCTCGCCTTGTTGCCATAAGCCCAGAGGGCTGCCTGGTCAATAGGGTCAATGGAGGGCCAAACTGGAAATCCATACGTGTAGGCTTGGAGCCTACCACGGAATTTCCGTTCAACTGAAGACGTTGACGTTCCATCGCGGAGCACGACGTCCCTGCCTCCATCACGATAATGATACTTCGTGGTGGAGAACGGTCCGCCGACATCCGCTTGGGTAGTGAGTTTGCGACCTGTCAGCTTTTCATACAGTCGAATATCTTTGAGCATACCATGAAAGTTTCCATGGTTCTCATCAATAGTCTTCTGCTGTTCAGCTGCAAAGGTGCCATTGTAGTCAAAGACGTTGAACGGTTGTCCAACGCCTATCCGGACCTCTTCGCGGTTTCGATAAGAAACCCCGATGGCCCGGCTACGCTCACGACGTCCACTCGCCAAAGGCTTGTGTCCGCTAGCTATCGTTCGATAGTTTCGCGGACCCAGTTTCTCTGGATCGAGTGATGTATATTCCATGGTCATACCTTTCTCGCTAGCGGATGAAACCCCGTTACTAGTGTCCCACCCGGGCCGCTATAAAACACGGGGTGCATTTAAGCACCTGGATGGGACCTCGAAAGGGCCGCCCTTGGCGGAGTAGGTGACGCGCATGACGCGCGTGCAGCCGTT